ATATTGATTCCGGTAGAGAATGTCCCATACGAGGCAATGATAATAGCATCATCTTCTTTTTCAGTAATTTCTCTGACTCGTTCACGTTCCTCGGTTTCCACTCCACCATGAACAAAAAAGACATGACGATTATCAACCTTTCCATTATTTATCATTTCATATAATGGTTGTCCATGCCCTTCTACTCTAGCGAAGAGAATTAATGTATTACCTTTAAGATCAAGTGCAAGATTTCTAATAAATTTATTTCTTCTTTCGTGCCCAATAATATATTGAACTTCTTCTTCAAAATTTTCAAATTTATGTGATGGGTGCTTCAGTAGAAGCACATTGATGTCAAGTTTAGCAACATGACCTTTTTTCATCAGTTCTTCAGTTCTGATGATTTTATATGAAGGACCAAATAAACCTTCTAAAACCCATTTATGAGTTTGTGTACCGTCTAATGTACCGGTGAATCCATAACGATACTTGGCATCTGCAAGTTTTGTCATTATAGATATTAATGACTTGCTTTTAAACTGGTGTGCCTCATCTCCGACAACCACATTAAATCTTTCAAAATATTTTCGAGGAAGTTTATAGATAGACTGCCAGGTAGTGATAATAACCTGAGAATTTGTCTCTCTTTCTCGTCCAGCATAGATTTTGTGACAAAATGAACCTACATCCCAACCATAGTCTGCAAAATCTTTATACATCTGCTCTACTAGCGAAGTCGTCGGAACAACTATCAGAGTATTTTGTCCGCGTTCAACGTGATATCTCACAATCGAGTATATCATCAGAGACTTTCCAGAGGCAGTTGGGGATATCAGCAGTCTTCTATTATGTCTTAAGGCGTCGTATACTCCATCAATTTGATATTCTCTAGGAGAATATTTACTTGTGGAATTCATATAATCTTTTACACCCTCTCTTGAAATCATTTCATTAACTTCAAAAGGTGTACCATAAAATTTATTATCTACAAATTCATAACTGTACTCATGAGACTCACAAAAACTTATAATTTTATCTAACAAACCAACATAGATTTCACCATTCTGAGTATTAAATAAACGAATTTTGCCATCCCAGTATTTGTTACGATACTGTGGCATAAATTTAGCACCCGGCACATCAAAGGTAAATTGGTCTGCTAACTCGTAGTAGACATGTGGTTCTGCTTTTACCTGTAAATATACCTCGTTCTTTTTAGAAATAATCAAATGAGACATGCATATAGGTTAATCCTATATCTATTTATTGCCCTATTAATGATCCATATTGTATTCAAGAATCATTGCAAATAATCTATTTTTCATATATCTTAAATACTCTTGCTCTTCATAAGGTCTTTTAGGAGCACCTGGCCAAGTTTCATAAGCATAATTAAACACTCCATACATTGCTCTAACTTCATCAATACCCATTGTCATTTCGATGTGCCATTGATTATAGACATCTTCATTTGGATCATGATCTTCTGGATGTGGAAATGAGTCCATATTAGTTGAATCCTGCCTGAAATTTGTGCCAATCGATTGCGTTTTTGATTTGATAAGTTCTACTTGAAATAGTTTTAATTACTTCTTCTAAGAACTTAAGCATTACATCATAGTACCTAATCTTTAAATCAATTGTAGTCAATTTATCATCAGCGTCAAGATATCTTTGTATTGCGTCTTTTTCTCTTACCTTATATGGAAAAGGATCTTCCACATATACCTCTGCAGGTGCTTTGCCTGTATAATAGTTATACCTTTCCAACTTTACACGTTTATAACTATCTCTAGATTTTTCACGAAGAAGAGTTATAGTATTATAAATTGTGTAATACTTTGAGTGAAGTTGAGGAACTTTTAATGATTCATCATGTAGATTATCAGGATCAATGACAGAATCTCTTTGCCACATCTCCTGTATTTGTTCAAGATTCATAAGGGTGTTCTACCGTCAGCAGCTACTACATTATACACAGTATACTTGAAAGTGACCTCTGCTGTAAAGTAGTTTATGTCAGTTTCTGTTGCGGTAAACTCTAAAGGTGTGAGAAATACTGGGAACAAATCATTAAATTTTACAATAGCAATATCTCTATAATTACTATTCAAGATGTGGAGATTTCCATCACTAAATGCTTCTTTAGGATCTCTAACACCATCAACATTAGTTGTCAAATCTTTATATTGTTGTGTCGTTTCCGGATACCCTAATCCAGTTAACCAATTATGAATCTTCATGTAATTTTCCAGATTCTCATCAACAAGGAATCTAAAAGAAAAATCACCATAAGATAACTTGTCTCCAGGAACATCAATATCTTTCAGATATGTTGGTTGAATAGCAGTTCCGAGACTAATCTCAGGTATTCTACATGAGTTTGAGAAAAAGTCAACTTTGGGTTCTTTTGCCAAAGTAAATTTAAATCCAACAGGAGCAAGAAAATTTCTATTTGCTATCTGTTTTGGAAATCCACTTGCCATTGTTTTTATTTTTATTTAGATAAAAAAAGAGGGGTCCGAAGACCCCTCTCACTTCCTTCACACGGACGGAAGTATTTAGATCACATAAGGTTAGCAACCTTAACACGTCTGTAGTAACGGTTGCTGCTAGCAGTGATACGACCAGTGTTGGTTGTATTGGTGCCTTCAGCAAATGGGTTAGCAACCATGCCATAACGAGTCTTGAACCCGATTTTTGGCTGGAAGGTGTTCTCACCAACGGCACGAACCATTTGGAGAGGAACATAAGGACAATAGAAGAGTCCTGCGTCATAAGGTGAGGTGCCCTTATAACCAGCTACGTAATACTGATTAGCAGCATTGTTAGCAGCATAAGGATCGATGTAGACACGGAACTTACCACCGAGTACACCAGCAAAGGTGTTACCAGTGTCATCTACGTTGAGGTTGGCATTCAGAGCAGGGGTGTAATCGAGTACACCGGCCATGGTGAGTGCGGAGGCAACGTCTGCAGAGCAGAGGATCATGTTGCCTTTTCCTCTACGAGTTCTCTGTGCAATCTGGTTAGCATCTCTTTCCATTTGGAAAATGAGACCCTTGAACTTCTCAACACTCCAACGTCCGTTAGAGTCAACGTCGAGGTCGAAAGTACCAGAAGTTGCGGTATTCAGAGTAGCACCGACTTCAGCAGACTTGTAGATGGTTCTGATGACTTCACGGTTGATCTCAGCAAGAATCTCAGTAGAGAGAATATTTGCGAGTTCAGCCTCAGCATTCAGACCATGAATAGCCTTGAGGTCTTGTGCCAGTTCCAGTGAATACTCGGCTTTCAGTGCTCTGCTCATGGCAGTAACGGTGACTTTCTCGATCGAGAATGCCATCTCGTTGAAAGCATTACCAGATTCACCGAGACCTTCAGCATTAGCAGTGGTCATACCCTGACCAACTGTATATGCACCCTGATTAGCGTTAGACTGTGGGTTCAGAGCACCTGGGTTAGTACCAATTTGAGCACCAGCAGTACCGAAACCAACGGAATCAGCATCAGAACCAGTGGTGTAAGGTCCTTGATCGGCATCATTACCTTCTCTGTTAGCAGAGAAGTTGGTGTCTGGCTCATCGAAGAATGCTTCAGTTCCACTCTGAGAAGTGTAACGGGAACGCATTGCAAAGATCAGTCCGGTAGGACCGTTCATTGGTTGAACACCAGCCAGGTCATATGCAACCAGGTTAGGCATGGAGCGTCTGATCAGAGAGATCAGAACGGGATCGAAGTTACTGATGTTGGCACCAGTAGCATTGGTTGGGGCTTCAGAAAGAAATTCTCTTTCTTCCTTGAGCATCTGTTCTTGGTTCTCCAGGAGCTGAGCGGTAACCATAGCACGATGGTTATCCTTGATTGCATCCATACCCTCGTGGTTGAGGATAGGTGCCCACTTCTCCTGCAGAGCCTCTTGGGAAGGCATTTGCAGCATTTGTTTTTACCTATTTAAAAAGTTAGTTTGACTATGTTATGATGAAGTTTCACTTCTTGGAAACTCTGTTCAATGTCTGAAGATATGATTCCATCATAGTGGATACTTCTTGTTGAGAAGTAACATCTGTTTCTTCAGAAATTGTTTCCGACTTGTTCTCTTGAACACCGGTATTAGAGGAGAAATATGCTTCTCTAAGAGTTACCAGTTTTTCACGATAGGATTGCTCACCATCAAACTCAACATTTTCGGCAAGAGAAGCGAGCTTATCCTTTTGGGATACAGCAAGACCCTCGGACACATCTGCAAGAATTACATCTGCAACCGACTCAGCCAATCTTTTGTTTAAAGCAATATTTTTATTAATTTGCTCGTTGAGTTTATCTTCCATCTCATCAAGTTTTTCTACCATATTATTGAGTACATCGTATTTCTCTTCAGGGATAGTTACATAATGTTCTTCAAAAAGACTCTTCATTCCGGTAAGGAATGATTCGGTCATTTCAGTTTTAAGTCCGTGCTCAACAGCAAGTTGATTTTCGGTCAACCACTCTTGGGCA